TTTGCCAATTTGACTTAGAGCAGTCTTTTGTTTCTTTGCAAATGTCTAAAGGTTCAAACGGTGATTTCACTGTTGCTTCTTTTATGGATTACTATTGGAATGAAATGGCTAACAAAATTCAAGGTGACTTGGAATTAATTAGATGGCAAGGTGATGCAGCACATGGTGAGGGTACTTTAGCTTTGTGTGATGGTTACATCGTAAGCCTTCAAGGTGATCATGATGTAATTAACGGTGGTACAGGTGATGTAAACTTAGGTAACGTACTTACTAAAATGGCTGGTGTAGTTTCTGTAGCTCCTGCTGCAATTATCCGTAGAAAAGCAGACCTTCGTTTTTATGTTTCTTCTAACGTAGCTAATGCTTATGAGCTTGCAGCTGCACAAGGTAACACTCAAACTTATGTAACGCTTCCATTAGGATTGACTTACTTAGGAATTAAAGTTGTTGTTTGTCCAGGTATGCCTGATGATACAATGGTGCTTACTCTTAGAGATAATTTATTGTATGCTTTTGACTCTGAAGGTGACTCTAAAGCATTGAAAGCTGTAAACTTATCTGATACTGTTGCTGAGCCTTATTTGAGAACTCGTGCTAACATGAAAGTAGGATTTACACATGTTAACGGTGCTGAGATTGTTTTGTATATCTAATTAACTAACCTTAAGGGGGGCAACCCCCTTTATTAAAACCCTATAAATTATGGCTTGTGATGCTTTAGAAACGATTGTAAAATCGTGCGACAACAACAGCGGGGGTATTTACGGTATTTGGATTAATCAACAAGACAATATTGCAAGTATCACCCCAACTGATCCTTCTGCTTCAACGTGGGAGATTTCAGCAATTACTTTAGAGGCTATGGCCCCTAACTTTACAGAATTCCAAATCAAAAGAAACACAGGTAGTTTTACTGAAGAGGCTGCAATTGATTTGATTAACGGTTCTTCTTATGTAACTCAAACAATTACTTTGATGTTTCACCGAAGAGACAAAGATAAGTCTAATGCAATTAAAATCTTAGGTTCAGGTCAGCAATATTTGACTGCTATTGTTTTAGATGCTAACGGTACTTATTGGTACTTCCCATACCTACAAGTTACAGGTGTTGGTGAAGGTTCTGGTACAGCTCGTGCGGATGGTTCTAAGTATTCAGTTACTTTGTTAGCTGAAAATGAGTATTTAGCTTATGCAATTGAGGCTGCTGCAGTTAATGCGGTTATCTAATTACTGAATTACTCTATTAAATTACCCTGCCAATTTAGGCGGGGTTTTTTATTTGTAAACAAATTGAACTTTTATAACAATATAGTTATGATTTATTTAGAACAAGGCGAAATAAACAAGGTAATTTTAACACTTAGCGAAGTATCTACTTTAGTTAATCCTTATTATCTTTTCGTTTTCACTAATGAAATGGACACTACAAGCATACCTATTTTATTTACTACACTAGACACCAGTGCATATACTGAAAGGTACAATTTATTTTTAATAGATGAGCCTACAGAACTCACCTTGACTAAAGGACAGTATATTTATGAAGTGTATGAAAGTCTAGTAGTGCCTGAGTCAATAGAAGATACTACAGGCATAGTAATAGAAGAAGGTAGGATGGTAGTAAGTGGTCCAGTAATAAACACGATATACGCATAATTATGGCATGGTACGATATTTTTAAAGCAAGTAATAAAACTGAAGTAGTAGAAGGTTATCAATCTTTTAGTACACCCTTCCAAAAAGTAGGCGGTGCTAACCTATCTTTGCCTTATGTAAATGGTAGATTTACTACAGCTAACTACATACCCTTTGGTGAAGGCAACTTATACCCTGAGCTTCTTAATCAAATGTATTACTCTAGTCCTTTACATGGTGCAATTTGTGACTACAAAACTAATGCAGTAATTGGTGGTGGCTTTGAGCTTGTAACTGAGAACTTAACACCTCAGCAGAAACTAGACCTTTACACTTTTGAGCGTAAAACCAAACTAGATAAAATGGTGAAGGCTACTACAAGGCAGTTAGTGATCCATAACAGGGTATACTTTAAACTATGCTTTAACGAAAAGCGTGAACTAGTTAAAATAGAAAATTTAAGCCCTGAAAAGATACGAGTAGGTAGAGATAAAAAGACTTATTTTATTTGTGATGATTGGGCTTCTAGAATAGATGTAAGACAAATTAAAAGATACCACATAACTAACCAGGATTGCGAACAATTATATTGCTATGAAATTGAAAGTATCGGGCAAGATTATTATTCATTACCTCAATATTCAAGTGCTTTAAACTTTGCTTTTTTAAGTGGTGAGCTTTCATACTTTGCAAAGTCTAATATTCAAAATAGTGTATTTCCTTCTTTTGCTATGATGTTCCCTAAGAGACCACAAAGCGAAGAAGAAAAGGATGTACTAAGAAGAACAATTGACAAGCTTAAAGGTGCGGCTAATGCGGGTAAAGCTGTAGCGTTCTTTGCTAACTCAGCAGAACAACTACCTAAGATAGAAAGCCTACCAACAAATGGTAATGATAAACTTTTTCAAGAGGCCTCACAATTAAACACTGAGCAAATTTGTTTCAGTCACACTATTGACCCTATCTTAATGGGTGTAAGAACTACAGGAAGTCTAGGAAGTGGTAGCGACATTAAACAAGCTTATGTAATATTTGAAAAGAATGTAGTAATGCCTCTTCGTGGTATGGTTCAAGACATTTTTAACGAACTTTTGCATATATCTAAGTTAAGTGCTGAATTCACGATCAATAACTTTCAGATTATCAATGAAACTATCGTACAATTAGAAGGTGATACCTCTAAAACAAATGATGCTTTAAATTCTTTAAGTCCTTTAGTAGCTACTAAGGTACTTGAAACAATGACAATTAACGAAGTAAGAGCTTTAGCCTCGTTACCACCCATTGAAGGCGGTGATTTAACCCAAAGTGCTGCGGCTGCTGCTGCTGTAGTTACTCCAACACCTGTATTATAATGCTATACTTTATAACTGAAACCTACTTAAAGACCAACACACCGATAACAGCCAATGTAGATGTTACAGATGTAACGCCTTACATAGCTACACAGGCACAGCTAAGAGTACAGCCTATCTTAGGTACTACTTTCTATAATGGTTTGCTTACAGCTTACAATGCTCAGACCTTAAGCCCTGAAGAAACTATCTTAGTAGGTTTTATACAGCCTGTAATAGCTTGGCGTTCTGCAGAAGATGCTGTTTTCGGTTTAACATACCAATTAAAGAACAAAGGATTGCAAACTCAAAGCGGTGATTACAGCGGGTCAGTAGGTAGAAACGAAGTAGCCTTCGGAATGGAGCACTATGCACAAAAGGCGGCCTTCTTTGAGCAAAGATTAATCAACTATTTACTAGCCAATAAAGATTTATTCCCTGGCTTTACAGATGAGGCAAATAGAGATACTGATCTAAGACCAATGATTGATAGATGCAATTGTCAAGGTACCTGTATTGGTAACTGTGGCGGGTTCCAAAGAGATAACGGTTATAACAATAATATACTTATACTATGAGCGTAGATTTAATTAGAGATTGGCAAGATAAAACAATAGGTGATATAAAAACCAATAATAGTTTATTTGAGATAGCTACTTTTTACGGTGTGGATGCTGAAAATAGTTTTGATTTATTAGGTGATATTGCTGTAGCTTTAGGTTATCTTGAAGACCCTAATTTATTAGGTATGCCTTATATTCAAATTATTAGTTATAGTATAGCAGGTAAAGACCCTGAAGGTGGCTCGTGGCTTCAAACAATAGTTAATAATATATAATGAGACTTCAACTGTTCATTTTACTAGCGTCAATTCGCACAAGCTTACCTAAACTCATTGCTGTTTTGTGGACATTTTTTTTACCTGTTACTAACTTACTTTTTTTGGTAGGTTTTTGTATCCTACTGGATACAGTTTTCGGCTTATGGAAAGCAAAGAAATTAAAAGAAAAAATATCTAGCCGTAGATTGTCAGCTATAATCTCAAAAATGTTTTTATACCAGGTGACGGTTATTTTATTTTACCTTATAGATAAGTTTATTTTAAATGCTATAATGCTAACCTTCTTTTCTGTGCCTTTAATTCTTACTAAAGTGATCGCACTTATATTAATTAGCATTGAGATATTTAGCATAGATGAGAATTACAGAGCAGTGCATACTTATGGACTATGGCACGCTTTTAAAAGGGCAGTAGGTAGAGCTAAAGAAATTAAAAC